AAAAGGCTGGGCCGTATCAACGAACTCCTGATAACGACCTACGGTATAGAAAAAGCACGAGAGGGGGCCAGGGACGCCCAGGGGCGCTTTTGCCGGCCCCGGTGCCGGCGAGGATAATTCCGCTGGGCAAGGCCCCCCAGGCGTCCGCCCTGCCCCCCAGCGTTCGCCCCAGGGGACCGGGCGCGGCCAAGGCCCGGCATGGAAACGCCGGCAAGGCGACTCGTGCCCATGACCTTTATGAGGATGGATTATGAGAGAAAGTTTGCCCAACCGATTTACCGTGAGGCGGATATACGCGTCCCAAACGTATGAATGGTTGTTGAAAAAGCATTATGCTCATAGGGTGCCCTCAATCAGCTATGCCTTTGGGTTGTATGATGATGATAAAGTGCTCCAGGGTGTATGCACGGTGGGAAAGCCGGCATCCCCTAGCTTGTGCGTCGGCATTTGCGGGCCACAATGGAGCCATTTAGTCCAAGAGTTAAACAGGTTGTGTATGAACGATAACCATGACCGCAACCTGCCTAGCTACTTCATAGGGCGTGTGTTGTCTAACCTTAGAATCCCCGTAATATTGGTTAGTTACGCAGACACAGCACACAATCACGCGGGATATATATACCAAGCAACAAATTGGCTATACACCGGGGCCACCAAAGAGCGAACGGATATAGCTACAACAGAAGGCGCACATTCCAGGCATTACGACAAGGCCGAATCATATCCCGAGAGGCAGAATCGGTCCTCAAAGCACAGGTATGTCTATTTCATAAGGTGCAAAAAGAATATCAAAGCTGAATTGCGTTACCCGATACTGCCTTATCCCAAAGGGGATAATACAAAATATGACGCAAGCTATCAACCTGATGTCCAGGGTGTTCTGATTTGAATTGCTATCATACTTTGCCTGGGGGCTAGGGGGCGAATCTTGACAAACCCACTCCCGGCGCCTATGATTAAGGGGCTGTTGAGGCATGGTTCCTCCTTTGTGGTTGGGGGTCGGCGATATCATCGTCGGCCCCTTCCCATCTGCCAAACTCCTGTCACACGAATTGTCACACGAAAATATTTCGGCGGGTGGAATGGGCTCGCCACTTGACAAATCGCCCCAAAGGGCCGTATTCTAGGCCAAATGGAACCGGGCAAACGACAACTCTCGATCGAGTATGTCCCGCTGACCACTGTTAAACGCTGGCCCCGCAACCCCAAAGAACACGACCTCGGTCAGATACATCAGTCTATGGCCCGCTTCGGATTCGTCAACCCGCTCATAGTTAACGAGGCGACGGGCGAATTGCTGGCCGGCCACGGCCGGCTCGACACCCTAGAGCAGCGCCATGCCGCCGGGGAGCCCCCCCCTGACGGCATCCAAGCCAATAACGGGCACTGGATGATACCCGTCGTCCGGGGGATCACTCTGGCGACTGAGGAGGCCGCCGCCTATACCATCGCCGATAACCGCCTGGTGGAGCTGGGCGCATGGAATGATGCAGACCTGGCCGCCATCCTCCAGGAGATTAACCTTGAGGGCGTGGGCTTTAACCAGGACGACCTCGACGAAATATTGAAGGGTCTGAATCCGCCCGAGCCCCAGGAAGACCCAGGTCCCCAGCTCGACAAGGCAGCCGAACTCCAGGAGCAATGGGGCACGGCCTTGGGCCAGATATGGGAAATTCCCAGTGTCAACGCCCCGGGCAAAAGTCACAGGCTCATTTGCGGCGATGCGACCGACTGTGAGGCTGTACGGCGCCTGATGGGCCAATCCAGGGCGGCGATGACTTTTACAGACCCACCCTACAACGTGGACTATGGGAACCACGGTGGGGCACCCCGTAAAGGCACCAGGCGCACAGTAGCTAACGACAATCTGGGCACAGGTTTTCAGCCCCTCTTGGAGAAGGCCTGCCGGAACATCCTGGAGGTCACGGATGGCGCTATTTACATCTGCATGTCTTCCTCGGAGCTGCACACCCTGCAGGAGGCATTTGTCTCGGCAGGAGGACACTGGTCCACCTTCATCATTTGGGCGAAGAGCACCTTCACGGTGGGCCGCTCCGATTACCAGAGGCAATACGAGCCTATTCTTTACGGCTGGAGGGAAGGGTCAAAGCACCACTGGTGCGGCGACCGGGACCAGGGCGACCTGTGGCACGTGGAGAAGTCAACATCGAACCCTCTGCATCCCACCATGAAGCCGCTGCCCCTGATGGAAAGGGCCATACAGAACAGTAGTGAGCCGGGGGATAAAGTGCTGGACCTGTTTCTGGGGTCGGGAAGCACCCTGATTGCCTGCGAGAGGACGGGGAGGGCCTGCTACAGTATGGAGCTTGAGCCCAAGTATGTGGCCGTGACCCTGGAGCGCATGGCCGGGATGGGACTTGAGCCGAGGCGGGTGAATGGGTAGCAAAGGGGCGCTAAAACGCTACCAGATGGTTCTCCAGAGAATCAGAAACGCTAAGGGAAATCGTTGCGAGTGTTGCTGCGGTTATGCCCATTACGGGCACCATATCATACCAGTCTCTGAGACGTCGATAGCGAGTGAGCTGGTATTTGACCCGGCAAACATTATGTTACTTTGCGACGGTTGCCACGCACTGATGCATCCCTTAATCCGAAATATCAGGGCATGGATGGGTCCCCGAAAAAGGAGGGGGTTAGCCCTAAATGGATGACGTAGATAATATCCCTGAATGCAATCCGGCGAGCCCTGAATTGGAGGCATCGAAGTGGGTACTATCGAAATTACTGTCGATTGAGTTGGAACGGCTGGAGATTGCGGTCGGGATCGAGAAGGCCCGCAAGATAGTCTTCTCCGAGACGTCCATAATCATCAGGGATATCATGAAGCTGGAGGGGGCGTTGGGGAAGGCCCTTGATGCTGAGGTGGACACTCCAGGGGCCGACGATGGCCAAAGCGGAAGTCTCCTGTCCGACATTCTTGGGGAGGATATAAAGCTTGGATAATAAGCCCATTGAAAAACACCGGGGCAACAACGGCCAGAGCGCTAACCTGAAACCCTGGGTCAAGGGCCAATCCGGCAATCCCAAGGGGCGGCCTAAGAACGGCCTCTGTATCACGTCCATAACAAAGGCCAAGCTAAGCGAGAAGGTGCCCGGCGATACCCAGGGGCGGACCTGGATAGACGTTATCGCTGAACGGTGGCTAACAATGGCCCTCAAGAACCCGGCCCACCTGAAGGAGTTACTGGAGCGGACGGAGGGCAAGGTGCCCCAAGCGCTAGAGCATAGCGGGGCGGATGGCCGGGAGATAGTATATAAGGTCGTATACGATGAACCCGCTGGTAATTGAGCGTAATATCTATATGCGGACCCTTCATCCACACCAGGAGGCGATCCGGGCAAGCCGGGCAAAGCGGAAGATAATCAGGGCGGGCAGGCGAGGGGGCAAGACCGTCGGTGTAGCCCAGGTCAGTGTCGATGGGTTCAACTGTGGCCGCCGAGTCCTATATGCTGCGCCCACCGCCGAACAGATCGACACGTGGTGGCGAGAGGTTAAGAGGGCCCTCGTCGAGCCCATCAGTGACGGGATGCTGTACAAGAATGAGACGTTGCACATTATCGAGGAGCGGGCGACCGACCGGAGGCTGAGGGGCAAGACTGCCTGGAACGCTGACACCCTCCGGGGCGATTATGCCGACCTGCTGATATTGGACGAGTGGCAGTTGATGGACGAGGAGGCCTGGAGCATCGTCGGCGCCCCAATGCTACTGGATAATAATGGGGATGCCATATTTGTCTACACCCCTCCCTCCCTCCGGAGCCGCTCGGCCAGCAAGGCCAGAGACCCCAGGCACGCTGCGAAGATGTTTGCGATGGCCCAGGATAATCCGCGATGGGAGGTGTTTACGTTCCCGTCCCACGCTAACCCCTATCTATCCGTTGAGGCCCTGGACGAGATTGCCCAGGACATGACCAAGGCGGCGTATCGGCAGGAGATAGAGGCCATCGACGAGCAGGACGTACCCGGCGCCCTCTGGAGTGCCTCCCTTATCGAATCGACCCGGGTCGCTACCACCCCGAACCTCGTCAGGGTTGTGGTCGGTGTTGATCCTCCCGGGGGGGCGACCGAGTGCGGAATCGTAACAGTGGGCAAGAGCTCTGAGGGCGACATATATATCTGGCGGGATGGGAGCCTCCAGGCCTCCCCGGACAAGTGGGCCGGCCGCATCCTGGACGAGTATGAGGCATATCAGGCGGACAGGGTTGTCGCAGAAGCTAATTATGGCGGCGACATGGTGGAGAGCACCATCAAGCAGGCCTCCCATGCCCGGGGGGTGTCCGTGTCGTATAAGGCTGTCCACGCGACAAGGGGGAAGGCGGTACGGGCAGAGCCGGTCGCCGCCATGTTCGAGCAGGGCAGGGCCCATATCGTGGGGGAGATGCCCCTCCTGGAGGAGGAGTTGACAGGCTGGGTCCCGGGGGAGGGCAACCAGTCATCGCCGAACAGGCTGGATGCCATGGTCTGGGCCTGCACGGAATTGATGGACTCCGGGGTCGCTAGGGTGCGATTCATCTAATCAGCGAGTAATAATTAAGGGGGCCGATATGTCGATAATAACGAGAATCACGGGGGTGATAAAGGCCCGAGGCGATGGGCGCCTCCCCATGGGGGGTGGTAACCTGCTCGGGGCCGCCATCGGAGGCAATCAGCAAGGCACACCGCAGCAGCAGATAAACTCGCTCCCGACCGTCGGCTGGCTATTCTCTGTCGTTGACCGGATTGCTTCGGCTACTGCTGCCACTGAGTGGCAGTTATTCCAGCCATCGCCGGATGGTAGCAGGGCGGAGGTTGCCGATAACCCGCTGCTTGACCTGTGGAACAATCCGAACCCCTATTATACCCAAGAGGAGTTCGTCGAGGCCTCCCAGCAATTCTACGAGTTGACCGGCGAGATATTCTGGGTCCTCCTACGTAATAACCTTGGGATGGTTGAGGAGATGTGGACGGTCAACCCTACACTGATGACACCCATCCCCCATCCCCAGGAGTTTATCGCAGGCTATGTCTACCGGCTCGGGTCTTCAACCGTTATCCTCGACTCCAAGGACGTGTTATTTGTGCGGCGCCCCAACCCATCATCTCCATATCGGGGCATCGGGACGGTCGAGAGCATATGGCCCGACCTCCAGGTTGAACGCAATTCCGCCCAATGGGCCCGCAATTTCTTCCAGAATAGCGCCATGCCCGGGGGGCTGATTGAGACCGAGGACCAACTGAGCGACCCGGACTTCGAGCGCCTCGTGACCCGCTGGCGAGAGCAACATCAAGGGGTAGCCAATGCCCACCGGGTGGCCGTGCTGGAGAAGGCCAAGTGGGTAGACCGCAAACTGACCCAGAGGGATATGCAATTCGATGCTGGCCGGCGCCTTAACCGGGACATCATCATCGGCTCGTTTGGTGTCCCTCTGGCCGTGATGGGGATCGCGGAGGATATCAACCGGGCGAACGCCGAGGCGGCCGATGTGACATTCTCAAAGTATGTCCTAAAGCCTCGGCTGCGGCGCATGAGGGACGTTCTTAATCACCGCCTGGCGCCGATGTTTGTGCCAGATGGCCTCCTGTTCGACTTCGCCGACCCAACACCGGAGGACCGCTTGTTGAATCTCGACGAGGCGGAGCGGGGGTGGAATAGTGGCCTGCTGACGAAGAACGAGGGCCGGGCCCGATTGGGAGAGGGCGCCGTAGCTGATGGCGATACATTCAAGGCCCCGGCCGCCTCGCCATTCGCCCTTACGATCCCCCAACAACCCCAACGGCAACCCATGGCCATTAAGGCCAGCAGCGACCCGGGGGATTTGCGGCCCGACGACGTGACCTCGGAGCAGGATACGATAGAGGGCGCCTGGGCCAAGCGTCTCAAGGCAGAGGGTGCCGGGTTGGCCAAGTACCTGGGTGAACTATAGGGGAGCAGGCAGGGGGGCCGTGAGCGGGCTTGCAGGTGGTTCTCGTGCCACCACTGAGGATACCGCGGAAGCAGGAGTTGTGTGATGAAGATAATGACCAAGATTGACCCCTCGGATATCAACGGCTGGGACTGGGACTGGATGGGGAAGTTCGGCAAGGATGTTGAGGCGGAGATATTGTCTGCCTTCCTGGAGGTGATGATGTCGGCCGGGGCAGATATACCGATGGATATAATGCAACACCTGGCGGGGGAATACGCTTCCTTCCGGGGCGCCGAGCTCTTGACGGGCGATTCGAGCCTGATAGTCGAGACACAGAAGCGGGTGGCCGTGCTAGTTGAGGACTCCATCCGGGAGGGCAGATCGATCGGGGCGCTCCAGAAGGCCATCCGGGAGGACCTGGCCTTCTCCCCAGCCAGGGCAAAACTTATCGCCCGGACGGAGACAACGAAGGCCCTCGGCCAGGGCAACAAAGCTGTTGCACTCCAGCAGGGGAGGGACGAGAAGCGGTGGTGGACACAGGGTGATGACGAAGTAAGGGACGAACACCTGGCCAATGAGGCCGCTGGATGGATACCCATAGCCGACCCATTCCCCGATGGGGAGGACACAATCGGCGACCCCAACTGCCGATGCAATGTCACGTATCGGACACGGGCAATCTCGGAGGGTGCGGGATTACCCGCGAGGCGGAATTGCCCCGAATGCGGGAAGGCCCTCATCCTTAACCGTGACGGCCCGGGGCTGTATTGTGCCCGATGCAAGGACGTCAAGGCGGTCGAGCTATAGCGATGGGTATCATCATCGGCGTGATCATATTTGCGGGGTTGGGCATCTTGGCCGTAATCATAACAGCCATCATCCTGGTAGCGATTGAGGATAAGGCCAAGCGCCGGGCCTGGGATATCTTGGCCGACCTGAATGATGGCGCACACGTGACGGATAATATCAAGGATGAGGCCGCCCTATTAGTCAGGAAACTCAGGGGCTCCAGGGATCCCGAGGCGGTGAGTTTGGTCAGCCGCCTAATAGCCAAGGCATTATCAGGGCATGACTGATGATTGACAAGCAGGGGAATCCGTGATAATATAAGGGGTAATTGAATATAGGGGCCTGACGCTGTGACGCTGCGCCCCGCCCTCGTTTAGAGCCTATAGAGCCGAGAGGTTTAGCCTTTCGGCTCTATTATTTTGTCCGGAGAGGGGGGGGATGATGGGCCAGAACGAAATACCGAAACCCTTAGTCCGACATAAACTCGTGACGGGGACGTCCAAGGCCATCGACCTCGACCGGGGCATAGTCGAGGCGATAGCATCCACGGAAGCCCCGGACGCCTCGGGCGACATTATCCGGCAAGCCTCCTGGGACCTGCGGCGCTTCCAGGAGCACCCCGTCCTTATCGCCTCCCACAACTATCGGGATATCACGGCCCAGATAGGGCATTGGGAGAGTATGGGGGTGCAGACAAACAAGGTGGACGATGTGAGCGACCCGATGCTAGTGGGCGTTGCCCAATACTATATCAACCAGGGCAACCCGCAGGCTGACTGGGCATTCAAGCTCGCGTCTAAGGGGCTGGCCGCCTTCTCCGTTGGGTTCCAGCCCGACTGGGAGAAGGCCGTCGAGATTAAAAACGGCGAATCCGTCCAGGGGAGTTATGAGTTCAACGGCCAAGAGTTGCTTGAGGTGTCGCACGTAACGATACCGTCAAACCCCGAAGCCCTCCAGCGAATGAGTGAGGAGGTCCTCGGAGATGATAT